GCATATGAAGCCGATACAACAAAACTAGCACTGACTTCCAATGAAGGAATCAAACTACCAGTTCCATCTGTTAGTTGTGAACCACTTATTTGGACTAAGCCTTCATAAGTGTCTTTAATATTTAAGTTAGTTAAATCGCGTCCCATAGTTCTTGATGGTTATTTTACGTTTTTAGTTTTTGATAAATGTGGAGGAGGTAAGAAGTTATACCTTGAATCCGTAATAGGTAAACCTAATGCCATAGCATTTCTAAGGTTTGGGGCATAAGTGTTAAACTCGAATACAATAGGTGATTTATACTGAACACCAAAATCAGCAATCTCTTCATACAACTTAGTCCCTTGTGTTATTTCAGGATATTGTGCTTGGTTTTCAATCAAATATTCAGTTAACTTTTCAGCATACCATTCAGCTTTGTTTCTCTGTGATTGTCTTTTTCTGTTATACCAAGTTCCATCTACACTTAAACTATTTTCACCTCCTTGTGGAGTTAAAATCCCATTGTTTCTAGGACGAATATATACATCTTCTAAAGCGTAGTAGTAAGCATAATACAATAAAGCATTTTGGATGTAGTCGTCTACTAACGTTTTATACACACCTGCTAACGTTCCACCATCTATATCGCTGATGAGTTTGTTATACAATATAGTGCCTATAAGACGCTGTATCTCAATGTCTTGTGCCTCACGAACAGCATTACGCAACAACTCTGTATCAACATTGTTGTTTAAATCTGTAAACTGACGTAGTTTGGTTTCGCTTATAAAGAATGTTGTTGTCATAATGTAGCTTCGTCTATTTGTTCTTCGATATTATCCTCTAAAACTTCATCATCACCAGCATCTGCTTCCTTAGAAGTAATAACATCTACTTCCATTTCGCCTGTATCTAAGATTTGTTTTTGTTCAACACCAATAGTAATGCCTACGTTAGGGTATTTTAACTCTAATAACTCTTCAAATACTGCTAGAATGTCTTGTTGATATGGCTTAATAACCATATTCAAAAATAATGTATAAGCATCTAACATTTCTTGGGCACCACCTAGTTGCCCTTCTGTTTTGATACCCAACAACATAGGTGAGGTTATCCTATGTGCTGTTAGAATCTTTTGAACTACCATATCATTGATAGTTGTATAGTAAGTATCACCACCATTATTAGCAATAGCTTCAATCTGTGGTTTGTTCTCTGGTGAATCAACATCCATATAGAACATTTGTCCTGCTTGAGAACTACCTTGGAACTGAAGTCTTAACTGATTTTCAATAGCACGTCTATCTTCTTCTGTGCCATTAGTAAACGTTGTAATCGCAATACTAGGTGTTAATCCATTTTGGATATTCGATACGTGCCAGTTATCAACCTCAGTATCGAGTTCAACAACTTTTAAAGCACCAACGTATTTTGGTAGTGGGTAATATTTTTGTAGTGGGTGATAAGGATGGAAGGCATATAGTTGTGAAGGTTCCTCCCTCATTTTACTAGTATCAAATGTTGGGATGTATAAAGCATCCTCAGCAGTTGTCATATTTTCACCTCTAGGTAGCCATTCGTGGGCTATATAATAACCTTCTATTTTGCCTCTATGATTACACTTTTTAGCACGAACACTAGCAAATGGAACGTGGTAAAAATGTGTTGGTTTCGTTCTTAGTTTATTGTAGACGATTTCGATATAAAATCCACCGAATAAGTAATAGTCTAAAGCTACTTTAGCAAACAACTCATTCCAAGTCTCATTTGGACAAGGTGGTTGTTCCATTACAAAATCTGGTTCAACTACTAATCCATCACCTTTGATTGCTTCAACAATAGCGTTGATACACGTTTCGTGAATAGATGAGTTGTTGTATAAGTCTACTAAGTGATTTGGGAAATCATTGTATTCACCGAACTTAACTACGTCTTTATCGTAGCCTTCACTCCCTCTCTTTCTCGGTGAATCTACCTTATAAGGTATTGATTTGAAAAAATGTTTATCCATTGTATGTTGTATAAGTGCCTAGTTGATTTGGTGATTCATACTCGGTAAATGATGATTCATTTGAACCACTTACCCAAGCACGCATTGTTCTCAAAACAGAACCAGTTGGTAAGAATACACCAGCTGAACTCCATTTTTCTTCATAAGCACCAAATGCTACAGCCACTTCACTCCATACAGCATCCTGAAATGAACCAGAAAATACATTAATATCGTATTGTCCAGTATAAGCAGGGATTTGTGAACCACTAATGGTTCCAATATAGTATTGTCCTTTACGCGTGTCAACAAAATATTCAATGTTCCCATTGGATAAATCGTATGATTGCGAATAAGACAACACTAAAGCGTCTATAGACGCAGTTGTATCCAAATGGATAGCTAATGTTTGTGTGTCGTTGGACTTGTTTAGTTTTAGCATAGTTCTTGATGCTTAGTGTTTGGGGCGGATGGGTATATTTCAACCCATCCTTCCAAACTATATAATAAATCCTCTTTTACGAGGTAATCGGTTTATTATTAACCGATGCTGATTCCTGACAATACTGCCGTTAAATCACTTCCACTAACTTCGCTAGCGGGTTCTGGTTCTTGTCCTACAAAGTTTAGCGTGTAGCCGTTCAAGTCGCCAAATGCTGTTCCTGTAGCACCTGTTCCACCTGTAAGCTGTAAACCATTCTCTTGTCCTAAGTAGAAAAACTTACCTACTCCGTCAGTTGAACCATTGTTGGTTTCAACGATAACTTTTAGGTTAGGGTTTTTCGCTAACACTCTCATTTGATTACGAGTGCTAGATTGTAGTTTGAAGAAAACAGCATTAACTGCTTGTTCGTAGAAAATCGTTCCATTCTCTGGAGTTGAAGTAATGGTTTCTGTGTAATCACTGGTTTGACGGAAAAGTTCGAACTTATAGAAGTCGCCTGAACCAGTAATACCATTGATTAAACCTTCACTTGCGTCAGTAATGGTGTCGATTGAACCAGATAAAATGTAAATGTTCTTAATACCGCCACTATTATCGCGACAGCCTAAAGTAAATCCTGATGAAATATCACAAGTTGACATATTTTTTTCTTTTATCTAGTTAAACAAATAGTTAATGATTACGCTAAGTTTGAAACAACGAACTCAGGGTAAGCAATATTAACACCCAACTTACAAGACAATCTGTGTCTCAAGCTATC